GCGCACCCCTGTACGCTAGGCGTGCGCCACAGTTAGACCATCGTCCGGCGCCAGCCCTCGACCTCACCCGGTCGGGGGCTTCGTCGTGTAGGGGGTCCGATGTCCACGCTGACCGAGGCCCTGAACGTGGACGTGCCCACCATCGACCGCGCACTAGGCGCCGCCGTACGCAGGGGCGCAGACGCCGGGTACATCAACACCCTGCTCGACATGCGGAACCACTACGCCGGGCTCACGCATGGCGACGCGGCCTGACCGGCTGCGCGACCCACGCTCACACCGGCGCTACGTCGAGGCCGCAGCCCGCTACATCGCAGCCGCACCGAACCCCACCCCATGCGCGCTATGCGGCGACCCCGTCGACACGACGCTGCCACGCACCACGCCGCGCGGCCCCACCATCGAGCACCGCTACGCCGTGCGCAGCATCCTCGCCGCAGCACGCACCCAAGCCGAAGCCCTGGCGATGGCCTGCGACGTCACGCTGTGGGGCATCGCGCACTCACGCTGCCAGTCGCAGCAAGGCGCAGGGGTGACGAACGGCAACGACGGCGGAACACCCTCGCGCGACTGGTGAGCCGAATACCTGCCAGTTCTAAGGTTTTCAGAACCGAGGCGACCGCGCCCGCTTCATTTTCTCCGCTGACCACGGGAGGCGTTGCGCAACCGAGGAGGTGCCATGCGTCGGTGTGATGCGTGCGGCGGTTCCCTCGAGGGCCGCGACAAGCGCGCCAAGTTCTGCGACGCGAAGTGCCGGGTCCGCTACGGACGAGGCCACCGCGCCCCCGCGGTCGTCGTCGACCTGCCGTTCACCACACCCGAGCCGGTCGTGGACGACAAGCCCCTGACGCTGGAGGAGATCGCAGCCGAGCTGCGGACGACCCTGCGGCGTTCCGACACTCCAGCCTCGGCGAAGGCGGGCCTCGCCCGCGAGCTCCGGGCGACGATGGCCGAGATCGAGGCGCGCAAGCCGGTCGCTAAGGACGGCATAGATGAACTCCTCGACCGACGGAACCGACGCACCTCCTGACCTCGTCCAGCCGGCGTTCCTGTCGATCCCTGAGCGGGTCGACTCGCTCGGCGCACAGGCGGTCACCCTCGCTGCGATCTGCGGCATCACGCTCGACCCGGAGCAGGTGCTCGCGCTCGACGCGATCCTGTCGGTGCTCGACGAGGACGGTGAGGATCGGTTCGCGGCACTAGAGGCTGCACTGATCCAGGCCCGCCAGAATGGCAAGACGGGCGGGGTGCTCGCACCGCTGGCGCTGCTCGCTGCGATCCGCCGCCCTGACCAGTTGGTCGTGTGGTCGGCGCACCGCTACAAGACCTCGCACGAGGCGTTCCTGTCGCTGCTGCGCATCGTCAAGACCACGCCCGAGGTTGAGGCTCGCGTCTCCAAGGTGTCGTTCTCGAACGGCGAGGAAGCGTTCGAGTTTCACAACGGGTCGCGCATCGTGTTCATCGCACGGTCGCAGGCGTCCGGCCGCGGTCTGTCCGGCGACCTCGTCATCCTCGACGAGGCGCTGTTCCTGACTGCGGAGATGATGGGCGCCCTGATGCCGACGCTGTCGGCTCGCCCCGACCCGCTCGTGGTCTACGCCTCCTCGGCGGGCCTTGCGACTTCCGCAGTCCTGCACGATGTGAAGGATCGCGGGCGGGCTGGCAACGACCCGTCGCTGGTCTACGTCGAGTGGTGCGCGCCGCCTTCGGGTGCGTGTGCGACGCGCGACTGCGACCACCACCGCGACGCGGTCGGCTGCATGTTGGACGATCCCGCGAACTGGCGGGCAGCGAACCCGGCGCATGTCCGGGGCAGGATCTCGGCACGCTACATCGCCGCTGAGCGCCGGTCGCTGAACCCGTCCGAGTTCGCCCGCGAACGCCTCGGCTGGTGGGACGAGAAGGGCCGCGGTGGCCTGTTCCACCTGCCCGCGTGGTGGAAGCGCCAGGATGACCGCACGACCCCCGGCTCCCGCGTCTCGTTCGCGCTGCACGTCACCCCCGACCGCGCATGGTCGTCGGTGGCGGTGGCGTCACGTCGCGGCGACGGCGCCCTGCACCTCGAGCTCATCGAGCACCGCGAGGGCGTGTCCTGGGTGGCGCCATACCTGACCGACCTCACGGCGAACCACAAGCCGCAGGCGCTCGTCATCGCGGGCGCTATGGCTGCCGGCGCGCTGGCGTCCGACATCGAGTCGCTGCGCGGGTTCAAGTCGCTCAACTCGACCGAGGTCCGCCGCGCGTGCGCCGGGCTGTACGACCTGATCCACGCGGACGGCGAGCCGGTGGCGATCCGCAAGACCACGCCCGAGCTGAACACCGCGCTTGAGTCCGCAGTCACCGCCGCCCGCCGTTCGACGGAGCGCGGCGAGTGGGTGTTCGACGCGGACCCGGGCGACGACCTGTCGCCGCTGTACGCGCTCGCGCTCGCTGCTCACGCGGTGCGCGGCAAGCGTGCCCCTAAGTCCGACGCGGAACTTCTCGCTTCTGCCTACTGATCGGAGCGTCATGCCCAAGCGCCCCGACGTGACCACCGCCCTCGACGTCGTCGGCGTCGTGGGGTTGACCGCTGCGGCGTGGCTCGCGTTCGGGCTCGCTGCCGCGCTGGCCGTGTTCGGTGGCTTCTGCCTCGCCCTGTCGTTCGCCATGACCCGGAGGGGTAGCGCATGAGCCTGCTCTTCGGTCGCCGTGCCCTCACGACAGCAGCCGACCTGATCCCCAATCGGTACGGCGCGAACGGTACGGGTTCGGTCGTTGTTACGTCCGACTCGGCGCTTCGCTCGTCTGCGGTGTGGGCGTGCCTCCGGCTGCGTGCAGACCTGATCTCGACGATGCCGCTGGACGCGTACCGCCGGCGCGAGGGTGTTCAGATTGAGGTGGCAAAGCCTCCTGTACTGGTCACCCCGGGTGGCGAGTCCGTCCCGATCACGGAGTGGCTGTACTCGTCGCAGTTCGACCTCGACCGCTCCGGCAACGTCGTCGGCCCGATCACCGAGCGCGACGGCATGGGTCTCCCCCGCCGCATCGACCTCGTGCCACTGTCCGACGTATACGCACGCGGCAAGGGTTCGGAGATCATCGAGTGGCGGATCGGCAAGCGGATCTACCAGCCGTCCGAGGTCTGGCACGAGAAGCAGTTCACGATCCCGGGGATGCCCCTCGGCCTGTCGCCCGTCTCCTACGCGGCGTGGTCGATCGGTGGCTACCTGTCGGCGCAGCAGTTCGCGCTCGACTGGTTCGCCAACGACGTCGCCCCCACGGGGACACTGAGGAACACCGAGACGACCGAGATTAGTTCGAAGGTCGCACAGGTGATGAAGGACCGCTTCAAGGCTTCTGTGTCTGGCCGTGACGTGTTCGTCACGGGCGCGGAGTGGGAGTACACCCCCGCCGCCGCCGACGCTTCACAGGCCGCGTTCCTCGAGCAGATGAAGTACGGGGTCACGGACGTTACCCGGTTCTTCGGCGTGCCCGCCGACATGATCGACGCCGAGGGCTCGTCCTCGTCGATCACCTACGCGAACGTCACGCAGCGGAACCTCCAACTGCTCGTGATGAACCTCGGCCCGGCGATCATCCGCCGCGAGGTCGCGCTGTCTCGCCTGCTGCCCCAGCCCCGCTACGTCAAGTTCGCCACCGACGCGATCCTCCGCATGGACCCGACCGCGCGTACCGAGGCGATTCTGTCGCGCGTCGCCGGTCGCACCCTTGCCCCATCCGAGGCGCGGGAGCTCGACAACCTGCCGCCGTTCACCGCTGAGCAGGAAGCGGAGTTCGCCCGCCTGTTCCCCGCCAAGGCCACCCCGACGAACGGAACGCCCGCATGAACATCCGTGAGGCTGCCGAGGCTCGCGCCGTAGGCGTGCGCCAGGCCACCGACCGCCCGTCGCAGCGCCGCAACGCCGACGACTCTGGGACGTTGTCGACCTGCCGGGCGACGATCCACGCACTCGACGTGCGCGCATCGAAGTCCGGCGCCGACGAGGACCGCGTGACGGTGACCGGCTACGCGTCCGTCACTGAGACGCCGTACGAGATGTACGACATGTTCGGCCCGTACACCGAGGTCGTGTCCCGCGACGCGTTCGACGCGACGCTCAAGACGGACCCGCTCGTCGAGTTCACGGTGAACCACGGCGCCGGCGGCGGGATGCCGATGGCGCACACCCGCAACGGCTCGCTGCTCCTGTCGGTCGACGACACGGGCCTGCGCTACGAGGCGCAGGTGAACCCCGCGCGAACTGACGTGGCGGACATGCTCACGGCCCTGCGCGACGGGCACCTCGCCGAGGCGTCGTTCAAGTTCCGCATCGACGCGGGCCAATGGTCCCCGGACTACACCGAGTACCGGATCAACGCAGTCGACCTTGAGCGCGGCGACGTGTCAGCCGTGAACTTCGGCGCGAACCCCAACGCCACCAGCGGCGTCCGCTCGGTTGAGCAGGCGCGCGAACCGCTGGCCCCGGTAGACGTGCGCGCCGCGCTGCTGTCCATCTACCTCGTCGACTGACCCACCTCACAAGCAACCCCGCGCCCATCGGGCAGCGGGGCTCTGGTCATGCCCTCGCCCGCGCGCGCCCACGCCCGCCCGGCTGACAGATGCAGGCCGCAACCCACCCAAACCCCACCCTGAGAAGGAGTCCCCCGTGGACCTCAATGCCCTCAAGGCGCGGGCGCAGGAGCGGCTTACGTCCCTCCTTGCCCAGCGTCAGGCGCACACCGACGAGCTGACCGCCATGCGCGCGTCGGTCGAGTCCGGCGACGCCACCATCACCGCCGACGACATCAAGGGCGTCGCTGCCAAGCGCGCCGGTGTCGACACCGACATCGACGCCGTCCGCGCCGAGATCGCGGACTTCGACCGCGAGATCGCCCGCGAGGCCGAGATCGCCGAGTTGGCGAAGCGCAGCGTCCCCGCCGCGCCGAAGCCCGCCTACGACGAGGTCGCCCGCGTCGGCGCCGAGGCTCGCACCTACAGCCCCGGGTCCGACCCCAAGGGTCAGACCTTCCTCCGTGACGTGGCCCTCTCCGCGATCAGCCCCTTCGGCCAGTCGCGCGAGCGCGTCGAGCGTCACATGCGCGAGGAGCAGGTGGAGCGCGGCGACCAGCTCGCCCGCGCCGCCGGCACCGGCGCGTTCGCCGGCCTCGTGGTCCCGCAGTACCTCACGGACCTCGTCGCCCCGGCTGCCGCCAGCGCCCGCCCGTTCGCCAACATCTGCTCGAAGCACTCGCTTCCCGCAGACGGCACCACGGTCAGCATCTCCCGGATCACCACGGCCACCAGCGCCGCGGCACAGTCCCCGGAGAACTCGGCTGTGTCGGAGACCAACATCGACGACACCCTGCTCACCGAGACGATGTTCACCGTCGCCGGTCAGCAGACCCTCAGCCGTCAGGCCATCGAGCGCGGCACCGGCACGGAGGAGGTCACCCTCAACGACCTGTTCCGTCGCTACCACTCGGCGCTCGACGCCAAGCTGCTCAACGACGCCACCACGGGTCTGACCAACGTAGCGCAGTCGGTGGCCTACACCGACGCGTCGCCGACCGCCGCCGAGCTGTACCCGAAGGTGCTCAACGCGCAGTCGAACCTCGAGGCCGTCATGCTCGACCAGGGCGTCGGCGACCTCTACGCGGTCATGCACTCGCGCCGCTGGGCGTGGATGCAGTCGCAGGTCGGCACCTCGTGGCCGTTCATCGGTCAGCCGGGGTACGCCGCGCAGCAGGGTGGCGCCAACTACGCCACCGGCTACGGCGACAACGTGCGGGGCATCCTGCCCAACGGCATCAAGGTCATCGTCGACAACAACATCGCGACGAACCTCGGCGGCGGCACGAACGAGGACGAGATCTACGTCGTCAACTCGGCGGAGCTTCACCTGTGGGAGGACGCGTCCGCCCCGGTGTTCATCCGCGCCGAGCAGCCGGCCGCCGCGTCCCTCGGCGTGCTGCTCGTGGTCTACGGCTACGCGGCGTACTCGTTCCGCCGCTACACCAACGGCCACCAGAAGATCGCCGGCACCGGCCTCGTCACCCCGACCTTCTAGTCGGTTCGTGACTCTCAACCCCCCGCGTATGTGGCGGGGGGTTGGGGGTGACGGCCCGACCACAACCACCGCACACCTACGGAGTCACCATGTCTGATCGTTCCGCTGCCGCTATCGCCGCCGCCGGCGAGAAGCGCGCCGAGGCTGCCGCGTCCGGCCAGGTCGAGGCGCTGCTGTTCGAGCGTCAGGGCTACGTCGTCCGTGGCCTGCCCGAGCGCGTCGCCGCCGTCGACGCAGCCCTCGCCGCCCTCGGCTACGTGTCCGAGGACGCCCCCAAGCCCCGCACCCGGAAGGCGTAACCCAACATGGCTGGCACCTGGAACTGGTACGGCAACGGCCTGCTGAACGTGGCCAAGGGGCTCATCGACCTCGACACCGACACGTTCAAGATCATGCTGACGACGTCGGCCTACACCCCGGTGAAGGACACCGACGACTTCCGCAACGACGTGACGAACGAGGTCACGGGCACCGGCTACACCGCCGGCGGCGCGACCCTCGCGGGCGTCTCGGTGACGTACGACGCGGCGACTGACCAGGTGCAGATCAGTTGGACTGACCCGACGTGGACGACGTCGACGATCACGGCCCGCACGGCGGTGATCTACAAGTCGCGTGGTGGTGCGTCGACCGCCGACGAACTGATCGCGTACTGCACGGAGGCGTCTGACATCACGTCGACGGGTGGCGCGTTCACCGTCGACCTGCCCGCGCCGACCCTCTACATCGACTGCACCTGATCCCCTTTCCCTCGTCTTAGGAGTTACCTCCATGCTGCTCCTGACGGGCACATCGGACCTCGTGCGCGTGGTCACGACGACGACTGCCGACATCGACGTGCAGGCGTCGTGGGTGGACAACGCGTCGGGCACGATCACGCCGGGTCGCACGAACACGCTGATCACTTCGGCGACGACGACCACGGTTGTCGGTTCGCCTGCCGCGTCTACGCAGCGCACGGTCGCGGGTCTGACGATCCGCAACGATCACGCCTCGACGTCGAACACGGTGACGGTGCTGCACACGGACGGCACGACCTCGGTCAACATGTGGTCGGGTGCGCTCGTCGCTGGTGCGTCGGTGAAGCTGAACGCCAACGGCGACTGGGTGATGTACACCGCTGCGGGCACGATGGCCGAGGAGGGCACCACCGGCTCGGGCAACGTGCAGGTGTTCACGTCCTCCGGTACGTGGACGAAGCCTGCGGGCTGCCAGTTCGTCATCGTCGAGGCTATCGGCGCGGGCGGCGGCGGTGGTGCGGGTGCGTCCCTCGCTACGGCTGTGGTCGCCAAGGGCGGCGGCGGTGGTGGTGGTGGTGGGTGGAAGCGTGGCGTGTTCGCCGGGTCCGACCTCGGTGGGACGGTCACGGTCACCATCGGAGCGGGCGGCACGGCTGGTGCCAAGGGCGCGGCTGGTGCCGCCGGTGGTGACGGCGGTGCTGGTGGCAACACGACGTTCGGGTCGTTCCTGACCGCTTACGGCGGCGGCGGCGGGCGCGGTGGCGCGATCTCCGCAGTCGTCACAGGCGGCGGCGGTGGCGGCGGTACTCACGCTGCCGGTTCCGTCGGCACGACCTCCGGTGGTGCGGGCGGGCTTCCCACCTCGGCTGGCCCCGGCGTCTCCGGCCAGGGCATCACCGGCTCGGTCGCAGTCGCCACGACGCACAACGCCGCCGAGGGCGGCGGCGGTGGCGCTGGCATCGCCAACCCCCCGGTTGCCAACTCGCTCGGCGGTTCGTCGATGCGTGGAGGCGGCGGCGGTGGCGCGGGTGGTTCCCACTCGTCGACTCCGGCGAACATCGCTGGCGGCGCCGGTGGGCGCGCCGGTTCCTACGGCGCGGGCGGCGGCGGTGCTGTCGGCACCGACGGCGCGGCTCCCACGGCTGGTGCGGCTGGCGCTGCTGGCACGTCCGCGCAGGGTGGCGCGGGCGGTGGCGGTGGTGGTACGTCCGTCACGGCGTCGACCGGTGGCGGCGACGGTGGCGCTGGCGGCCAGGGCGGCGGCGGTGGTGGCGGCGGTGGCGTCGGCATGAACCCTGGCCTCGGTGGCAACGGCGGCGCGGGCGGATCCGGCCTCGTCTACGTCTACTCGTTCTGACCGAGAGGTAGTCCGCCGTGGCGCTCCTCCTCGTCCCGGATCGGACCTACGACGACAAGGGCTGGTTCTCCTCCCTCGCAACGGCTGAGGGCTGGTTCGACCGGCTGTTCACCGAGACGCCTTCCGCTCCCCCGAGCGGCGGGCACATCACGTTCATCGAGTCCACCGAGACTCTGTGGACCGCCGCCACGACTGACTACTTCGTGACGGCCCCGGCGACACTCACCGAGGGCGACCTGCTCTGGGTGCAGTTCGCCAACGCCGACACCGTCGGGTCGTTCACCACCGTCCCGTCGGGCTGGACCGCCGAAGTCCCCGTGCTGCACGCCTCCGGCGGCAACATGATCACGGCGTACTGGCACGTCGTCACGTCCGGCGAGGAGGCATCCCCGCCCGCGACGTTCGACTTCGTGTGGTCCTCCAGCCTCACCGGTAACGCGCTGCTCGGCGTGTTCCGTGGCGTCGACAACACGACGCCGATCGACGTGGCGTACTCGTCGGTCACGAACGGCACCACGACTAAGACCGTCCCCAGCATCACCACCGTCACCGACAACGCCTACGTCATCGGTGGCGCGCAGCTCCAGTCGGCGACGACGCAGACCGTCAACGCTCCGGCGTCCGGCTGGACCGAGATCGAGAACTCGTCCACGCAGTCGGCGGGTCGCGGCGCGGTCCTCGCGCGCAAGGGTGAGCAGGCCGTAGCGGGCGCGACCGGCACGGCAGCGTTCACGCAGACCTCGGCGCTCCAGGGCTACGCGTACCAGGTCGCGCTGCGCCCGTCGACCTCGACCGACGGCACGTTCACCACCTCGGCGGGCGCGTCGCTCGGCTCCGGTGGCAGCACCACCATGACCGGTGGCGCGGGCTTCTCGACCACCGCAGCGGCGGCACTCGCCAACGGCGGATCGTCGACCTTCACCGCAGGCGCAGCGTTCACCACGAGCGCGGCGGCAGCGGTCGCCCAGGGTGGCAGCACCACCCTGATTGGCGGCGCGACCTTCGGCACCACCGCTGGAGCAGCCACCGCACAGGGCGGTTCGTCGGCGTTCAGCGGCGGCGCTGTCGACGGCACCTTCACCACGTCCGCCGGGGCAGCAGTCGCCAACGGCGGGAGCACCGCCTTCACCGGCGGGGCAGGCTTCACCACCGCAGCGGCGTCCGCGCTCGCGCAGGGTGGGTCGTCGGCCTTCACCGGCAACGCCTCGTTCACCACCTCGGCGGGCGCAGCGACCGGCAACGGTGGCACGTCGACCTTCACCGGTGGCGGCGGCTTCACGACGTCGGCGGCTTCGGCCCTGGCGTCGGGTGGCTCGAGCACCTACACCGGCGGCGCATCGTTCGGTAGCGCGGCTGGCGCGGCCCTCGCGGGCGGTGGCTCGTCGTCGTTCACCGGAGGCGCCGGCGGCGACGGCACCTTCACCACCGCAGCGGGCGCGGCAGTCGCGTCCGGTGGGTCGTCCGCGTACAGCGGCGGCGCAGCGTTCACCACCTCGACCGCCACGGCGCTCGCATCTGGCGGCACGTCCACCTTCACGGGTGGCGCGTCGTTCGGGTCGCTCGTCGGCGCAGCGGTCGCAGCGGGTGGCACGGGCTCGTTCATCGGGACCACGGGCGACGCGGCAGTGGGTCGCGCCCGTAGCGGCGCAGGAGGCCCCAGCGCACGCGGTGGTAGCGGCGCAGCACCCCGCGCCCGAACGGGCGGCAGCGGCCCGCACAGCGGCGGCAGCAACCCCGGAGCGGCACGAGTCGCCACCGGGCCGAACGGACCACACGCAGGAGGCGCATCGTGACGACCTACGAGGTCGGGCAGACGCTCACCTTCGGCCTGTCCGTGTACGACGCCGCCGGGGCTCTGGCGAACGTCGGCACGAT